GACATCCCCTGCATTGACTGTCACTGCTGCAGGAAGTGTCAGCACGTCGCCAGTGTTAATGGCGTCTGCCCTGTCGGTGCCAGGTACAGGCACAATGACTTCGTGGGTGGGGAACAGGACATTGACTGTAGCTACAGCTTCTACTGTGGGATCGGCTACGCTCCTGGCGATGACTGTGCCTGCAGTGGGCGAGACTAGAGGAGCAGTGAAGAGGCCGTTGGAGTCGATGGAACCGACGGAGGCTGTCCAGATGACTCGCTGGTCGGAGGTCCCGGTGACCGTGGCCGAGAATTGCTGAGTTCCTCCTGGGATCACGTCGGCTGAGGTGGGAGAGATGGAGACCTGGATGAGTCTGGGTTCCAGCAACACCGCAATTCGCGAATGTTGGGGAGTGCCGGTTGTGTGCGACCAAGACAGAGAAATGAAGTACTGGCCGGGAGTTTGGAACAGGCTGTCTTGAAGTGCAATTGATTGAGCCGAACCGATACTAGCAATACGGGGAGCAACAAAACTCAGACCTACACCAGTACCAAATGCCCAGGCAAATCCGGCAACTCCTACCGAGCCTGGCACAGTAGAGTCGATTTCTACAATGGAAGAGGGAGCTAAGGCTGGGTTAGCGCCTTGAACGGTCTGTACCACGGGCTGTGGAATGGCATTGGCCACTCCGGTGTAGACCTGCGCGACGGCAAGAATGAACTGAGCTGCGGTGCGGGTGATTGAGATGTTGCCTGAGGCGGCAGTGGCATTGACCAGCACATACATACGGGCGTTGTAGTTGGCTGGAGTAGTTACGGTAACTTGTCCAAAGTCCTGCCAGTTCTGCGTTCCTGGTCCGGTGACTGTGACCGGGTCCAGGGTGCTAGGGGTGGTGCCGGGGTGGAAGAAAAGGACAACCGCATCACCAGCGTTCAACGTGATCGGGAGCGTGAGGGTGGCGACTGCACCACTATTACCTAACACCGATCGAACAGGCACTATAGCTACGTGGCCTGGAGGTGGAGGGACCGGCTGCAAAATTATCAAAGCCCGAACGTAACTGCCGACCGTCGCGGACCAAACCAGTGTGCAGGTCTGTCCCGGACCAGTATCCTGAAATACCTGGTCTTTAATCGCCATCGACTGTCCGGTGGCTAGGTGTTGGGCGCGGATGCCTACAAAGCTGAGAAATTGAGCGGTGCCCGCATTCCAGTTCGACATGACCACGCCCACAGAACCAGGAACCGTAACGTCGAACACACCAACCTGCGGGTTGTCGGTGGTTACTTCCTGGATTAGTTCTGTGGTGCTGGTGCTTACGACTCCGGTATAAATCTGAGCTAGAACTAAGATGTACTGCGCTCCGGCCCGGCTGACAGTGATGTTTCCAGAGGCAGCATTGGCAGACCTGCAGATGAAGTATTGAGGCTGCAAAACTCCTGGTCCAACTGTTATCTGACCCAGATATTCCCAAGTCTGCGTACCTGGACCAATAACGTTAAAGGGAGCGAGCGGGGTTGTTCCTGGAGTAGCGGTCTGTACTAGTAAAACTATCGTATCCCCATCGGCTACAGTTAGGGGAAGATTACTAGCGCCTGCAGCGCCACTAGTTCCGCTAGTTGCTCCAAAGCCTATCAAGTTAGAACAGCCTTTCTAGAGACATAAACCCATAAGTGTTAGCCAATGGGTTTTGGGTTGTATTCGTACATGGTGTGCTGGTTACAGAAAACCTCACAGGGACGGTGCCATTCACTGAGAATACATACTGGGATTGGTCTTTATTCAGGGTATTGGAAGTGATGTCTAAAGGGGAAGAGAAGAGGTTGACCGTCCTGGTTGTCTCATCGTCTGTATATGTGACTTTGGGCATGATTGTTCCGCCAACACAGTTCCCGTAATGGGTCGCGTGGAACGATACGCTTATACGGTAAAGACCCTCTTGACAGTAGGTTATTGCACATATATCGGATACTGGTAAGCCTGGCTCGTAGACTACCAGCTTCCTGAAAGCTACCAGCCTGGGCAGGGCTGCGGGGGGCCTGATTACAGCATTCGACCTCAACTCCACGGCGTTGGTGGCTACTTGCATCGAGGCTCCCAAGTTTCCCAGTCCGCAGGTTGCGGCCCCAGCGGCTGTCGCGGTGTAGCCGCACATTCTAAAACTGAGCGGATTTGAACCACCAGTTATAGCTCCCGTCCCCAGTTGGGTTCCGGGACTCATAGTTGCGCCTGCACCAATCTGTGCCCGGCTAGAAAACATACCAAGCATGACGTTGGTTGGCTCTTGCAGAGTTACGCCGAGACTGGCTGTGGTGGAGGAGGTGGTGGGGTTGACATCATGCCAGTTACCGATTGCTGATACTCCTTGGTACGAAACCACACACGCCGCACCCGTGATGGTCCCTTGGCTAGCGCCAACTACGGTGACTGAATTAGTTGGCTGAGCCGAGCCCGGAGGATCGGAGTAGAACACCTGACGTGTGGGGTTGTTGGTGATGGCTCCCAAGCTAAGCATCACGCCTTCGTAGATGTTGCCTGCGGTGTCGCTTGGTATGAAAATAGTCGCAGCATTGGTTGCCGTAAAGATCACAATCGTATCCCCAGCTGCTGCATGAAAGGGGAAGACTATAGAAGTAGCGCCCCCGCTCGGTGTCTCAGCACACATCATAGGTTGAGAAGGTACGAGGGGGATGGGGATGGGAGGAGCTATCTGATCTCTGACCCAGTTCGTGGTAGGGACTTTGTTGGAACGGTCATCGAGGGGTGGATCAATGGTGGTGGTTGAAGTGCCGGTGGAGGATTGTATCGAGGGAGTCATTACTGGACCGGCAGAGATTATTCCTCCCGTGCCACCATACGTTAAGTAGGTCCCATCATCATCAAGCTGCGAAATCGCCAGGGTGCTGGAAGGATTTGGAGCGGTAAATTTGGGAATGAAGCCGTTGCTACCTGTACCTGTTACTCCTCGATTGGCCATCACGAAGGCGGTGGTTGCCAGCTGAGTAGTGTTGGTGCCTGGAGCTGCGGTGGGAGCGGTTGGAGTTCCGGTGAAGGGTGGACTGGCTAGTTGGGCTCGCACGAAGGCGGTGGTTGCTAGTTGAGTAGTGTTGGTGGTGGTGGGGGCTGTTGGTGCTGTGGGCGTACCTGTAAACGCAGGAGAGGTGAACGCCGACGTCCTAACCCAGGCTGTAGTAGCAATGAGAGTTGAATTATCAGCGGCTGGAGGTGTGGTAGTGTTAACTCCTGCTGCTCCGGCAGGCCAAGGCCTCAACGTAGCTGTCGAAACACCTCCTCCAACAGATATACCATCTGTGCCGCCGTAAGTTAACATAGCCCCGTCATCATCGAGATGTGAATTCCCCAAAGTACTGGCAGCGGTGAATATGGGGATGATGCCAGCAGTGCCTGTACCACCTATTCCTCGGTTAGCTGCCACGTATTGCTGAACATAATTCGTGTTGGCAATGCGTTGAGAGGGGGCGTCAGTGATGGCTGGAGCGGGAACGTTAGGAGTGCCGGTGAAGGTTGGCGAGGCCAGGGGTGCGTAGCCCAGGGATTTGACGAAGGCAGTAGTAGCTAGTTGAGTTGAGTTGGCTGTGGTGGCAGCTGTGGGGGCAGTAGGAGTGCCGAGAAAGTTGGGTGAGGTGATGGGGGCGTAGAAGGCGGCATAGTCGGCGGCGTCTGCTGTGACAGATCCTGAGCGTCCGAAGACAGAAGCCACGTTGCCAGTGCCAAAGTTTTTCGACATGACCCACGCGGTGGTGGCAATTGAGGTTGAGTTGTCGGCGGTGGCTGGAGTGGGAGCGGTGGGGTTGCCCAGCATGGCCGCGTTGGTGATGGGAAGGTAGTAGGAGGCGTAGTCGGCTGAGTTGGCGGTGATGCTTCCGGTGCGTCCGAAGACTGATGAGACTGGCACGGCACTGGGTGAGCCTCCAACTATGGAGGTGCCGTTGAAGGTTAGGACTTGACCTGCGGTTGGAGCTGGAGTTCCGATGGGGATGATGGTTTCGGGAGTGCCGGGGAAGATCAGGCCGGTGGCGTTGCCTCCTCCGGTTGGAGTGGTGAAGCCTTGAGCACGAACCCATGCCGTAGTGGCAATAGAGGTTGAACTGTCTCCCGTCCCGACTGTGGGAGCAGTTGGCGTCCCGGTGAGATGGGCGTTGTTGATGGGAGGATAGAAGGCGGCATAGTCACCGGATTGGGCGGCAACCTGGCCGGTGCGGGTGAAGACGGAAGTCACGCCACTCTGCGGGATCGAGATCCAGTTGGGAGTTGCAGCAGTCGATCCGCTGTTGCCCAACATCGTGCCTGCCGGAGCTTGAGTCATGGTGAATGTGACCGAAGGGGTGGTGGTGGCGGTGGCAACGTTGGTTGTGAAGAGAGGTGACAGGCCGCTTACGGATAAGTTGGTGAGTGTTCCGTTGATACTGATGGGAGCGAAGAAGGTGCTGTAGTCGGAGGCTTCTGGAGTGATGGCTCCGGTGCGGGTGTTGAAGCTGGTGACGCCTCCAGGAGATTGGTTGGCCAGGACAAAGGCTGTGGTGGCGAGTTGAGTAGTGTTGGTGCCTAGGGGAGCGGTGGGGGCCGTGGGTGTTCCGGTGAATGCGGGGCTGGCCAGGAGGGCTCCCCGGTTAGCGATGACAAAAGCTGTGGTAGCGAGTTGAGTGGTGTTGGTGCCCGCACCTGCTGTAGGGGCCGTGGGAACACCAGTGAATGCCGGACCTACCAGGGGAGCTGCGCCTGTGATCTGGGAGACGGTATAGTCACCTGCCTGGGCAGTTATGTCTCCGGTCCTGCCAAAAACTGAGTGGACGGCTGCGGCACCAACAGGGGCAAAGAATTCGGCGTAGTCTGAAGCCTGTGGGATCACAGGGCCTGTTCTGCCTGCGAAGCTGGTGACTCCAGGAACGCCGCAAGTTCCCCCTACTATGTTTGTGCCGCTGACCTGCAGGCAGTTTCCCTGGAGGAGGCCGGTGTTCTGCAGGAATAGGTTGTTGGTGCCGAAGTGCAGGGAGTTGACCCAGAAGTTGCCGCTGCTGAAGCTGACGTCACCGCCAGGAGTGAAGAAGTGGGGAATAGTTTGAGACAGAGTATTGTTGCCGAAGATAGTGCCGCCAGGTGCAAGGGGTGGGTTCCAGCCACCTGCTCCACCTGCTAGGGTGGGCATGACAGCAGTGATTTGAGTGGAGATGTCTTGAGTAGAACCTGCGATGGTGAGGACGAGGGAGTTCAGGGAGTTACAGTAGCGGCCACTCTGATCGCAGAAGTGGAATGCCCAGCCCGAGGGCTGGGGGAAGATGGCGTTGTTGGCGGGCAGACGGATGGAGAAGTTGCCCATTCCGTCACAGCGGATGCCAGCAAAGTTCTGCTGGAAGACGCTGCCCTGGAACAGGTAGGGGCCGGGCTCGGTGGACTGACCTATGAAGTTAACGTTGTAGGTGCAGTTGGTGTAGGTGTTGCCCACCGAGTCCCTGACTACGCCTGAAACTGTGGTGTGGGCCTGGCCGAGGGCTGCCCCGGACAGGAGCAGCAGGGCGAAGACTAGATTCGTCAACCATCTCACCGTCTACCTCCACCACGACGCTTCCTACGCCGGGCAATTTTGCGCATGTTCTCCGCGAAGATAGCACGCTTGGCCTGGAGGCCTCCCTTGGCCTTAGCCCTGGCAATCTTCTTGGGAGTGGCTGCTCCAAATGCTCCGACAGTTCCCTTCTCCTCCATCCGGGCGACAGCTTTCTGGATGAACTTGCGGGACCGTTTCTTCTTGGCCATACCTACCTCCGTCGCGCTCTGGCAGCTCTACGCGATGCAGGGACTAATACTTTTCGTCTACGTCCTCTACGTGCCATGCGACCTCCTTTCTTCCCCCTCTTGTGCTGGGGGAGACGTTTAAGGTTGGGAGTTTCGTGGGCCCACCTCTCGGCGGTGCCCGCAGGCAGCTCTCCCCTGGCCTCCTTGGCAAAGAACAGTCGTTGCTGAGCTTTACTCTGATACGGCATAGTTTCCTGGTGGTGGAGGCTGTCCGGGAATGCCGAAGGCGTGGAGCTGCCTTGTGGCCGGGGCCGGAGTCGGAGGTGGTACCTCTTCTGGTGCCGGAGGCAGAGCTTGAGCTTGTCTAGGTTGATTGAGGTAACGAGAGATCACAGCCCGAACATAGGGCAAAGCCTTTGGCGGAATGCCTCCATACTTGTCTACTTCGCCTGGACCGGCGTTGTAAGCAGCCAGGGCAAGAGCCATGTTGCCGTGGTAGCGGTCGAGCATCTGGCGGAAGTAACGAGCGCCTCCTGGGATGTTCTGCCGGGGATCGAAGGGATCGGTGACACCTAAGCCCTTGGCCGTTCCAGGCATCAGCTGCATGTAGCCCATGGCTCCCTTAGGAGACACTGCCATGGGATCACCCTTGGGATCTTCTATGCCCATTATGCTGCTGACCATACGGGGATCGAGGCCAGTGGAGGCAGCAGCTTGGTTGACTAGTTGGTTGAGTTCCTCCGGCGAGAGCCTGGCTCTCTTCTGGTCGGGACCTACCAGAGGAGCTGGGATGCGGAATCCTGGAGCCCCTGCCCCTGCTCCTACAGCGGCAGATCCATAGGTTAGTGGACGCAGGTAAGGAGTTATCCGGCCTGGGACTCCAGGCAGACTGCGTCCAGCTCCCCGTCTCAGTGCTATGTCGGCCAACCTGCTTCCAATTGGGGGGCCGCCAAACCAGCCCAGACGTTCACCTGCATAGCTCAGACCTGCTCCCATACCTCCCAGACCAGCTCCAACCAACTCTCCAGGCATCCGCCCAATTTGGTAACCTATACCTCCACCAATGACTGGACCCATGATCCTGCCTGCAAATCCAGCAGCCTTCCTGTACTTATCGGCCAGCGAATATTCACGATTGGAAGCGTCGTAGATGCGTTGCAGACGTTCCCCACCGTAATAGCGAGTTGTGGTACTCAGATCCTTAGCTAGAGCATCAGCAAACTTGCTGGCTAAGTTCTTAACCTCACTGGTGGCCTCCCGGTCGAAGAGGACTGAGTTCACGTCACTGCGGTAGTCACGGGCACGTTTGAAGCTGATGCCGTTGGGAGAGTAGTAGCCCTCGTTGAGGAAGTTACGCAGGAGGGTCCCAAGTTTGCCAGATTCTACTCCAGTCGACATGCGATGTAGAGCATCAACCGCAGAGTTGATGGTAGAGTTGCGGAAAAGGGAAGGATAACGGCCTATTTGGCCTTCTACGTAGTCGAAGCCTCGACCTGCTCGAGTGCTGGTGGGGACTGCTTTGGAGGCCAATTCAGGACCTCTGGCCAGCAGCTCTGCTCCTCCTAGTTGACCAGCCAGACGAGGAGCCTCCGTCAGGGCTGCCTTCAGCCCAGCGGTGCGTAGAGGGCCTCCTGGAACGTCGGGTTCAACTGAGCGGAAGAAGATGTCACCTAGAGCACTGGGGACACGGGGAAGTCCTCTGAGACCTCCCCAGAGACTTTCGAGGGCGCGGGTGGGAGCAAGTTGAAGGATGCCACCTTCCTTCTGCATGATCTCCTGCTCCCTGGGAGTCCGGGCACGAGGATCGAAGGTTCCCACTGTTCCCCTGGCTATATCCCACACACCACGTCCCAGGTTACGGGCCCCAGCCATATAAGGAGACTCTCCGAAGATTAGTCGATTGGTGGATTTGCCAGCCTGAGGACTAGAGCGGTAGAAGGCTCCCATGGCAGTACGCTGCTGAGCGGGATTAAGTTTACCGGAGCGCAGCATGCTCACAAGCTGTTGACGAAGATAGGCCTGCTGCTCTGGAGTGTACTGAGCAAACGGATTGGAGGTGTCAGCCACTCAGCGGATCTCCATGCTTCCGTCTTCGTTAAAGTGGATGATGGGCATGCGGCTTGGTGGAGCTACGGTCTGACGCCCTTGGGGTGCCGCACCTCCTTCAGGAGGAATGGTGATTGCTGGAAAAACTAGTTCACCTCCACCTCCAGGAGCCTCTTCCATGGCTGGAGGTTCCATACTACCTGGGGCACCTGGAGTCCACTCCTCTCCCCGAGTACTGACATCCTTCTTAATTTTGTCGAGGATCTGCAACATCTGTTTGGACTTGGAGTACATGTTGGCAGGAGTGTCCCGCATATGAGGCATGTGTTGACCTATCACTTCCATGTAGGCCTTACCTCGACCACCCTGCATATAGGGTAACGTTCCCAGGTAACTTACAGCAGAGGATACTAATGTCAGTTGCTCATCTATTGGATTCTGCGGTTTGCGTCCTGCTAGATACTCTCCACTTACTAAGTATCTACGTGCAAGCGTTCCCCAGCTGTCACTCTCAGTCAGTTTGTTGTCCTCAATGAATTTGCGAAGCTGTCGGGTAAGATCTTCCGCCACCTTGGTCTGCTCTATGGTGCGTTGTTCCATGCCAGTGGGCTTACGGCCAGGACCCCACCCTTTGGCCAGCATCACTCGCTTCGCTCCCGCCTGTGCCTTCTCTCCAGTAGGCACCAGTCCTGCGTAGTGCCAGTAATAAGCATTGATCTCATCTTCCGAAGTGGTGGCTGCTGTCGTAGTGCCGGGCTTTACCTTGTAGAACTCCGTCTCTATTTGCTCCTCAGTAGGCTTTCCATAGCCCGCCGCAGTACGCTCACGTACATACTTTTGCAGGGCACTCTCCTCCTCACCCAGTTCTACTTCACCCAGCTTGCCCTCCTGAGGACTCCATTGCTGGATGTATCGCTTACCTCCTCTGCTGTAGGGTTGGCCAAGGAACATGGGACGGTTGGCCAGGTCTCGTTCCATCTGCAGGCGTTCTCGCTCGAACTGGGTGCGCACCTGCTCCTGGCGCATGCGCTCTTCATCCAGGCGAGTCAGTGCTGCTTGGCGGCGTTCCTCCATCACCTGTTCGCGTGCCAGGCCATAGCTTTCTGCCAGGGAACCGAGTGCTCCAGCGAAGGCTGCCATTAGCTGATTCCTATTCCTCCACCCATAACGGGCATGTCAAAACTGGGGATGCTGGGAGTGAAGCCACCCATGATTGAAGTCCAGTCAGGAGACTCTCCCCCTCCTCCTATGGGATAACCATTCCAGATGGGAGCACCACTAGGATCAAGAGAGATGACATCAGCAGGATTGAAGGGAGGACCACCAAATGGATCTTGGGTTGGATCGCTTCCACCTCCAGAGGTGCCGGGACCTCGGGCACCGTACCTATCCATCAGTGCAGCCAAGGAGCCGGAGATGTTGTAAGGATGGGGTTGCTCAGGTTGGGCCATGCCGGTGCCCAGCCGCAGCATGTTCTCGGCGGTGGTGGCACCCAGCTGTTGTTCTTGTTGGTAAGCGGGGGCCAGAGCCTGGGCTAGAGTCGCGGCCCAGATCGGGCCGGAGAGAGTCAGACCACGTTCTCCCAAGTTGGCCTGAACTTCGTTGGTGATGTCTGCAGTCAAGCCTGCTGAGATGGGACGGGTGTAACCGGCGACATATTGCTCGGCAGCCTGGGGATTCTTGGCTAGGTTGAAGGCAAATTGCTGCTCGGCGTTGTAACGGTTGAGCTGGTCCTGGTATTGCTTCTGCTGGAGGTAGTTGGCAAGCAGACCTCCACCAGCCACTGCGGTGGGGGCAAGCCAACCTACATTGTTACCAAGGAAGGTCCCGATACTACCTAGTAGACCAGACATAAGTGTTACCTAGCTCCACTCCGTTTCCCACGACGCTTCCCTCGACGACTCCTCCGGCCTCCTATCCTTCCTGTTGGGCGAGGCACCGCCATCTGCTCCTCACCAATGCGGTCGGCACCTGGAGGACGGGCTAAGTCAGTTATGTCTCCATGAGGTTGGAAGTCAGCACTAGAGATGTTGCCTATAACTGCCATAAGTTACTCCTTAGATTCTCTGGCTCCTTCGTCTGCTTCGACTAGGTGGTCTTACTAACTTCTGCCTATCTGGATCTCTTATCGCACCCAGGTAGCGGCGGCGTTCATCTGGTTCCTTTATTGCTCCCATAGAGACCTGGACAGAAGGTACTCTGGATGTTTCGGTGCGGTACATGCGGCGGGCAGTGGGGACGTCTGCCCAGCGCAGAGCTTCACGCACGGCATAATGGGGACTTGGTGGACGTCCAAGAGTTCGCAGTTCTGGTCCATAGCGTTCACTAGCCATCCTGACCTCTTCCCCAGTAGGGCTAGCCACCGGCCTCGAAGGTGGAGGGCTGAATCGAGCAGTACTCGGCATTCGCAGTCCGGGCGCGACTCGCCGGGCACTCTTGATGTCCCATTCTGGGGCGTCGGCCACCTAGATCATCTCCTGCGTCCGTGATAGCTGGTGCGGCGGCGAACTCCACCTCTTCCGTAGGCCATATGAATCCTCCTTATGCGGTCGTGGGATAGGGTTGGGTCAGCGAGGGGACGCCTCCTGACGGGAATAAGTTTTCCATGGCCGGAGTCAGGCTGCCTGAAGTTGGAGCGACAGCACCGAAGCCGGGATTGCCAGTTAGTTGAGCCAGGGCTGACTGGAATCCACCGGGAGTCAGGGAGCCACCTACCATGGACTGCAGAGTGGGAGCTTCGGCTCGCATTTCTTGCTGACGAGTTGAGAGAGCCTGCTCTGCAGCCTGCTGCTGAGACTGCTGCTGCTCCTTGAACATCTGCTGCTGCTGATTTTGCTGAAATTGCTCCTGCTGGTTCTGCATGCTCTGCTGCTCGGTGATGCCATAGATCGTGGTGCCTGCTCCTATGCCAGCAGCAATCAGAGGAATGAATGGAATCAGGAAGCTCATCAGTATTTCCAGTCGGTGGAGCCCACAGCCAATGCTCCACAGTAGGGAAGCAACATTCCCCCTGACCTCTGGGCAATGCGCATCATTTTGACTTCTTGTGGTCGACGGTCGTCCAACAGGACTACGGCACCGAACAGTCCCTTGGCCTTGGCGTCGGCCATTATTCTGCGCAAGGCTAGCACCAGCCAGCCGTGGGGAGCTTCCGGCAGTGACATCATACGGAGCAAGAGGAGGACACCGTGCATGGGGGCGGTCAGGATCTGGGCCACAATTTTGTCTTGGTGGAGGACAAGCCACTGCCAGGACTCGACAATCTGGAAGTACTCCAGACCAGCCATAAGCTCTTCAGGGATTGGCTCGCCTGGGAGACGGGGGCGGATCTCCAGTTGGCCAATCATGAGATCACGGCTCCTGCACCAATTGGCTTGGGGACAGCATGGAAGTCCAGGCTGTCGATTACAACACGGCCCTGGCCGGAGACAGTAGCGTGGGCATTAACTGCTTCCGACATCATGCCACCTTCGGCCATGAATTGGTCGCCACCGAGAGCCCAGAAGACAGCTGCGAGACCTCGGTTGAGAGCGACCAGGTCACCAGTGAGTAGTGTGGGAGGGTCTGGTTCGTCGTTACCTTCGTAGTTGGGAAGGATGTAGATCGGACCAGTGCCCTGGCCACGGACACGGAGACGGCGGTAGAACACTCTCTGGTCCCCACCTTGGTTGTAGACTTCACCAGTTTGTAGACTCCAGTTGATGGGAGTGCCGTCCCAGTCAGGAGCGTTGTGGAAGAGGTAGCGGACGGTGTTGTCGTAGAAGCCACCTGAGATGACAAGGGGAAGCTGACCTAGGACACGGATTGATTTGAGCACTGAGATGGAAAAGGGCAGATCGACAATGGTCCAGCACTTAAGCGTCAGGTCATAGCAGACAATGCGGGTCAGGCTCCCGGAGAGACCTCGGGGATAGCCTGTGGTAGCGGTGCCTGGATAGACCAACTGGGCTCCAGCACCTGGAGTACCGAGTTCGAGATTGAAGTCCTGGTAACGGTCTTCACGGTTTGGACCAAGCTCACTCCAGTAGACTCTCCAACCTAGATAACCAGGAGGTAGTGGAGAGGAACTCTGGATGAGAATAGTGGAGGGGTTGTTGGAACTATCGGGAGGAACTGGGATGGGACCAATCTCCGGGGTGATGGCAGTCTCGTGGATGGGACCTCGCAGAGTGATGCGGAAGAAGTAGTTGCCGGGAGGGAAGTTGGGAGGGATGGGAGCACCAGGTTGGGCTGTGGCCGTTATGGTGAACTGGGAGGCAGGGAGTGTGGCCAGCAGATCAGCATTGGCTCCCAGGACAGGGATGGCCGCTACGTACATGGGTGGGTCTGCTACCTGAGCCCCTTTACTAAAGTAGGAGAAAGCCCAGTCCATAGGCATGATGTCGGGTTGGCCAGGGTCGCCGAAGAGATAAGGGCGTATGTCGGTGGAGATCAGGCGGTCACGGATGCCGTCAAAGAAGCTGAATCCTAGATGAGTTAGACGCAGGAGTCCGAATCCTGGCACGAATTGGATGGTGCGGGGAGCAATACAGCCCTGGTCGGTCTCTGCTTGTTGAATCGAGAAATCTGCGGCCCCAAAGACACCATTGATGATGTAGGTGCTGAAGTTCTTGAAGACCACTAGTTGTTGGGTGGTGGGGATGCCTGCTTCGGCAACGGAGAAGGCTTTGAGGCCGGTGATCTCGGTGCCATCGTCTCGGGCAATCTGGGCAGTATTGAGAGGGTTCCAGGAGTTGGGATTGTTGGCGTCCGACATCCACACGCCTGAGGGACCATCACTGGGAAATGCTGCGTCGAATGATGGGGCAGTGTTGGCTACCCACAGGGAACCTGCATAGACTTCGACATGAGATGCCCCTGCAGGTGGGTTGGGAGTGGGGACAGTACCGGAATTCTTCCAGATAATCTGGTTGTCGGCGATGGTCTGATCTATGTTTGTGACATTCTGAAAAGCTGGTTCACTACCTATAGGACCGGAGATGCCTCCCTGAACAGCGGTGAACAGGATGGGGGGACTACTAGGAGAGGAAGGTATAGTGAAGGCAATCTGGTCACCTACCAGGTAGCCAATGTTGGCCTGCCAGGTTGGGAAAGAGGCCTGGAAAGTGTTGGTGATGGCAACAGTGTTGTTGGGATGAGTAGCAGTATTGGCCTGACCATTGGATACAAAGGGAGTAATCCCATTGCCCAGAGCCAGGAACATCAAGTTGGCAAACTGAATGATTTGAGGGATGGGGCTGACTAGGTTGAAGGCTCCACCACTGATCGAAGAGGCTGCCCGGCCACCGCCACCCACTGGATGACCAGGTCCACCTCCTCCAGGACCTCTTCCGCCTCCGGGAGGCTGCTTGAGGGAGATTGGTGTGATGGGGCGGGGACCAGCAGCTCCTCCACTATTGATCAAAGGGTCGGCAGGGAAGGTATGGATCAGATAGGCAATTCCAAAAGGTAGATTTGGAGGTAAAGGCATGGGAGCGTATTGCCAGCCCTGACCGGAGACAGGAATAGTTAGGAAGTTGACAGCCTGTGTGGTGTTTTCCAGGCCGGGAGGTCCTATGGGGGAGCCAGAACCACCTCCCATTGAGGCAAAGCCTTGTGCTATGAGGAATTCGTTGGTGCCCATGGGAGAGTTGACGGCACTGATGGAATTTAGAGGGTTGTTGAAGACTACCAGACGCCGCCAGTTGGTTGTGCCGATTGGCCGGATGTAGACGTTGTAACCGTAGGCAGTGGTGGTGAGAGCTGAGGGCCACTGGATGAGGGCTCCTTGACCAGCATTGAGAGTTATGGGAGTGGGATAGACCTGGATGGGAGTTTCGCCACCTACACCATCCGCGACCGAGATACCTAAATCAAAAGTGCCAAGGGCCTGAGCTGTTGCAATCGACTGCAGAGTGACCGTAATGGAACCTGGAGCCAGGGGAGATAGTTTGCCTATTCCTGGTTCGGCACGCAGGCCGTAGTAACCGGCTAGATTGAATTCAGCGCCACCTGGATTGTAGTAGAAGATTTCCTTCCACATGCCAGAGTTTACGGGGTCAAAGGGAGCAGGGAGCAGGTTCGAGCCAGGGAAGATGTTGGCCGCACTAGAGGCTATGGTTGAGCCGTCCACAGTTTCCAGGCTGCCTCTCCTGGTCAGGACTAGATTGCTTAAACGCGGTAGAGAGTTCGGAGGCTGGGAAAATAGGCCGAATGCGGCGTTCAGGCCTCGAAGCCAGCGGGTCTGGAGGACTCCCTGGAGGGGCATCAGCGCCTCCCGAAGAGGCTGCCCAAGGGAGACAGGGCCGGAGTTCGAGGCTGGCCTTGGTAGCGGCGAGCTTGACCAAGGTGGAGACGTTGGGAGTGAGCGTCGGCGGACATGAAGTTGTCGAACTTGCCCAAGTGTTGGCCGGTGCGGCGGTAGTGGGCTACGGCAGCGTCGGTGGGGACTACAGCATTACCGATAACGGTGGGGATGAGGACACTGTGGCCGTCTTCGTCGATGGAGATGGAATGCAGGGTGGAGATGGAGCCGTCTTCGTTACGGACCTGGGGACGGTTAAATAGATCAATGTTGCCGGGTTGGAGCATGCCAGGAGCAGCGGTGGGACCATAGTAGGCACCTCTCTGAGCCACAGGAGTTAAGGGAGATGGACCCATACCCAGGCCATAGAGAGGTTGCGGCTTGGTAAATGGGTATCGGTTCATTCCAGGATCTCTGAATGCTCCTCCCATCTCTGCAAGGATCTGGGTCATCACGGAACGATTACGCCTCCAAATGGACTGCCCAGGCCAGGATAGACTTCGGTGCCCCGGCCTGCGTAGACCTGAATCTGGCGGGGGCCCACGATAATACGGGTGGCCATCAAGTGTTGCACCTTAGCAGTGAATTCCTTGACCAGATCGCTGGACTCTCTGAACTGTTGCTCTGCCTTCTTAAACCTCGCTAGGAGATAGGTCTCCATAGCGTCTTCCCAGCCCTCAGGGAGGTAGAAGGTTGAGGTGGAGTCTCCCAGACGATAACCACGCGGCACCCGTTGACCTGCCCACATCAAGTTGAGTTCGGTGACTGGTGTTCCGGCAGGCCAGGGAAAGGGGACAGTCCCCTGCATGCCGCGAGTCACACCTGTGAGTTCGAGGCTGTTGTTACGGGCGAACTCAACGATCTCGTAGTTGGGATCATCTGGAGTTGATAGGGAGCACAGGCCGAAGCCAAGGACGAAGTTGCTACTGCCCATAAAGCCGGGAATGAGTTGGATGGGGATGGTCGTGTCGAAACGGCCTATGTCTGCTGAAGTCTGGATTTGACCGCCACTGCGGGAAGGTTGAGGCCAGACTTCGGCCACGAAGCGGTTGGTCTTCTGGTAGAGGACGAAAGTGCCGACTGTGCCAGTTACGATGTTGCGGCGGAAGACGTCGGTCTGGCGGCCCAGGAACAAGGGGTAGCCATCCCACCAGGCGTTCGAGACCTTGGTCCATCTTCCTTCCACCGGGTAGATGGGTTGGCCGGTGACTGTGGCGACTGCACCAAAATCGGGCAGGCCATAGCAGATGGTGGAAGCTTGGTGTAGACCTTCATTCAACCACCTGTACAGTGCGGCGGCAGTGATGGAGCGGCCAGAGGTGTCTGGTAAGTATGCACTGTTTCTGATGGGTGGTGTACCTATAGATCCTGTAGAGACTATGTCAAAAGGGGTTGTGGTGAGAGCAACAAAGTTGTTCTCGCTGCCTGGATTCCCGTTGGGTGAGGTGAAGTAAGCCACCACTGAGCCCACACCTGCCGGGATGGAGCCGGTGATCTGGATGGAGTGGGAGGCGTCAACCGGGATGGGACCAAACTCTGATGAGGGAGTGGTCTCTCCCCAGGGAGTGTTTACTGAACCGCTTCGGTAGGTCAAGGTCACATGGTAAGCCCCTGGAGGCAGGGTTACCGGGATGGTAGGAGTACCTTGGACAACGTTTAGTTCTGGACCAGGTGGAGGCAGTACCTGGGGAATGTCGTTGAAGAGTTCACGGGCTCCCAGGATGATGTCGCCCACCAGGACGCCTGTGCCCAGAGGAAGCGAGATCGAATTGTCCAGAGCACTGGCGGGTAGAAGAGGCATCGGCCCTCCTCATATCCCGGCGAACTCTATGTCGACTGTGCCTGCCGCGCTGGTGGTGAGAGCCAGGATCAGCGAGGTGGCATTGAGGTCAGTAACTAGAGGGAATACGGTATGGTCTGCAGGAAGAGTGATAGCTGGCTGAGCACCCTGTAAATAGGCCGTGTTGGTGCCGTCGGAGACTGAGATGGCACCTACCGTCATGGTGCCGGTAGCGGGAGTCAGGGACTTGACCCTCAGCATACCGAAGTGGAAGGAGCCAGGTTGAGGGATGGGAATGGTGATGTTCTGGGCAGCTCCGGTGGTGGCAAAAGCGGGCAGGGTGACGTTGGCACCTGTCGAGGCACCCATGATGGAAAGCTGCCGGATCGAGACCACGAATGCCATAACTGCCTCCTTACGCGGTGATGCCTATGATCTTGACTCCCATACGTGGTGAGATGTTACTAAGTTGCCACGTTAGGTACATAGTGGACACAAGGACTCGTTGGTTAGTGGGCTTAATGAAGGGGTCCACGTTGAAATAGTCGGCTTCGTGGAACACGGGGAAGATGTACTTGGAGTTCAGGAAGTAAGCTGAGTTAGCTAAGGCGAATAAGTCAGGAATCACTATGGCGTTGTTGAAGAGAAAGTGATTCCTGAAGCCTACCTGAACGGCTTCCTCATCCTGCCAGCCGTCAGTGAAACGGTTCAGAGGGGTGAAGTTATTCTTGAAGCCTGCATAACGGGGTTGGGAGATGGGCATCAGGTCGGGTTCGTCGTAGCCGAAGACCACCGACTGGTAGGCTGCCTCGGCCACTTGAGGAGTCAGGGCACCAGAGTTGTTGTTGACGTTGGCGGCAGGTTGCCAGAAAGCATTCCCAGGTTGAGACCTGTCGATGCCTGCAATCACGTTGGTGGTCTGACCCACCCAGGCGTCTACGTCGTCGATGTCGTTGGAGGTGTTCTGTGGAGAGGTGTGCCACAAAGCTCTACACAACTTAGTCAGGAAGCTAGCACTGGCTACTTGATACTTGGCTTTGATGATGTCTAAGTTGCCTGCTCCACCACGGTTGAGGATGATATCGGTGATGGGGATAACAATGGGCTGTCGGTAGGGACGCCATTGTTGATTGGCAGGCTGAATGGAGTCCACTACCGACGTGTCTAGGAGCTGGTCCCCATAATACGCGCCACCAGGAAGTTCTTCCTGGTTGATTTCTGGGAAGACTAGTTCACCGGCACCAAATTTTTTACCTTCTCTGGTGAGTCCCCAGAAGACTGGACTGGGCTTGAAGACGTTGTCACCTAGCACCGGCACAATGTACTTCTGGCTGATGGCATTGACGGTGTTACTAAGTTGAACTGGCGGACTTGCCAGACCTAGACCAACTACACTTAGTGCCATAACTAGGCTCCTTATTGTTCAGTCGCAATGCCACGCCACAGTTCAGCATCGTTTGCAGCGTCGTTCAATACTTGGTCGAAACTCTTGGTGCGGCCCTTCTCGTCTTTGAAACCTTTGGGGACTCCACTGCGGGGACCCTGCTGACCAGGCTTGGGCAGGGAGGAGGCGAATTGTTCGTCCTTGAGTTCCTTGCGCATCTTGGCCCGTTCGGTCTCGCGCCACTCATCCTGTTCGAAGGGGCGGGCCAGGTCACGGGCAGCCTCAGCCACGTCCAGGCGACCGGCACGGTCCTTCATGCCTCGCCGCTCGGCGTGCTTGAGGGCATCCTCGTAGGTGAGTTTTTCCTGAGCCTTTTTGGGGAGATCACGCCGGGCACGCTCCCACTGCAGTTCATAGTTATCGTTGAGATAGGTGGCAACGATAGGTTTCAGGACCTTCTCGCGCTGTTCGGTCAGGGCAGCATCCGTCTTGTCCAGGCGGGCAGCAAGAGCTTTAAGCTGTTTGACTACTTCACCTACCAGGGGATCGTTTTCGTCCAGGCCAGTTTGTTGGGCCACGTCACGCTTTGAGGGAGCGGTAGGTAGGTGGCTGGCAGGGTTGCCTTTGCCTGTGACGAAGTCTTCGACCGATATGCCCATGCCCTTGGAGTAGCTGTCGACTCGTTGCATCAGCTCGATCTCAGCATTGCCCAGCTGAGCCTCACGCTGCTTCAGAGCGTCTTCCTGTTGGGAGAGTCTCTTGGCGGTCGCCCCCTCCGTCTCGCGGTTCCAGGCTCGAAGGTCGCCCAAGGTGCGGCTAGTACCGTCCTTGAGGTCCAGAACAATGTCGTCGGCCAAGCCCTTGTCAGATAAAATGTCTGCCCAGCTACGATTTGGCATCCTCTACTCCTGAGGAGTTATCTCCTCGGTCAGTCTCGTCTCCTACGACGACGTACACACCTTCCTCGGCTACGGGACCACCTCTTGTCGGGTGGACAGTGCCGGGGATAGCCGAAGACGAAGATTCCTCCACCTTCGCGTTCCTCCCCACCCTCAGGTCTGCGCCTGTCGTCATCTTCCCTTCCACCACGCCGCTCAGGCCGAACAGGAGCAGTCCGGGTAGGGGCATGAAAGCCTCCTCCACCAACTTGTCCGCCTCTAGCCATTAAGGCAATCCTGGAACACCACCACCGCCAGGTGGGCCACTCGCGGGTTCACCCATTCCTGGACCCTGGACTGGGTTGGGCATGGCGGCGTTGTTGGCTATTGGTCTAACACTTTGCTGAGTGGCAGCACCTTGTTCAGCCGCTTTGATAGCTGCGTCTACACTCTTCTGAGCCTGGGCTATGTGCCTGCTGACCTCAGGGACGGCAAAGGCCGCCCTGCCGTAGAGAGGCACCATCATCATCTTGATTTGGTTGAGAGCCTTGAGCATGAACTGAGGGTCAGCTCCTTGAAGCTGGGAGAATTGGCCACCCAGTTGAGCACCCATGGCCTGGTCGTTGGCCCCGCCCAAGCCACCAGCCATACGCTGGATCAGCTGGCGGGCCATCATGGCTCGGACTGGATCGGGAGCTACAGGTGAGGTCGCCATAAGTCAATAACGGCTACGGCCACTCCTGCCCCGCCTGCGGCCAGGCAGCGGATTGTAGCTGCGATGCGGTCCAGTCTTGGGCAGCGTCCTGTGATGAGGCGGCATGAAGTGCATGAAGGGAGCCGCATGTAAGTTGTTGCGGCCCCCTGCGTTGTGCCGGTTAGTCCGAGAGACAGCCATGTTAGTCGTCCCTTCGTGTCATACGTTTCGAGTTGTCCGGGATGATCCTGAGTGGGTCATCGGGGACAGCTACCGGACTGTTATTCACATCGGGACCGGGCTCTTTCCTCGGCCTCCCTACAGTCAAGGGAGACTTGAGGATTCTGTCATCGAAGTTCTTGCCCATGCTCTCTGGCATTAGTACCTCCTTGGGCGGCGACCACTCGGACCACGAGGACGGCCCCTTCCGGGTCTACGTGTTGCGGCCATGGATGATTCCTCCTTACCTGCGACTACGATGACGACGCCGACGGCCTCGTCCCTTCTCTTCAAACCTTCCAGGCTCGAACATAGGGGCACCTCCTCTCATTGATTTTCCACCAGAGGGAGAGCGGAGAACCTATCTCGCTGGTGGCGGTAGTCGCCGTAGGTTGAGATCAGAGAGTCGGCTGTCCTCACACAGAAGGCTTGGAACCAGGCTTCGGATTTGCCTTCCAGGTCCCGTTGGTTGACCATCAGGTCGGCTAGTTTGCCGTCAAGTGCTAGAGTCAGGTCAATCCAGCCATCGTCGTGAGGGGAGCTGCGCTTCAGGATCTCAAGTTTTCGGTACATCCCGTGGAGGATAGTCAACTTGCTGGGTGGGGGAAAGCAACTGGGAGTGACAAAATACGCTCGGAACCCATATCCACCACCTGGAGTGCTTGTGGCAGGGCTTCTGGTAGAGGATCATGCCCAGGTCGGTGAGGACCCCGGAGTCACGGAGGTAACGGAGTTTGTTCCAGCCAATGTTGGTTACTAGGGAGAGTTCACGGAAGGTGAGCCACTCTCCCCTCATCTTCGGACTCCCCTGGTCCTGGCCAAGGCAGCAAGCTCCTCAGCCCGCTCTATACGTTCAGCTACTGCGCCTGCATCGGGGAACTCAAGCTGTTCAAGAGCAGTCCGCTTGTCTACAGCTCCTAGTTTCAGCAGGTCTGGAATCATGCGTTGGACCATACCCTGAGAGAGGGCTCTGATAGAGGCTGAATCCAGGAGGACGTCGTATTGGTCGGGACGGGGAGCCAGTTTCCACTCTACCGACTCGACGTCGTGGTCACCCCTGAGTGAGAGATTTTGGGGGCGGTAGTAGCGGCACATGGTGTAGTACATGAACTCAGCTATTCGTTGGAAGGTGAAGGCGTTGAGCCTGCCGCGTAACTGAGTAAGGCCTTGACTACGCATGATGCTTGCGTCGAAGAGTTCTGGGGAGATGTTTCCAGCTCCAGGCTGACCTTGGCGTGCAGCAGTAAATCCCTGGAGTTCCTTTTGCTTATCAAGTAGAAGTTGCGGGAGGGTGATGAAGTGCTGAGGAAAAGCAGGGGGAAACTTGCATTCGATTTCTCGGATGGAGTTGGCATTTATTGTCTGTACCTCACCAGGCATGCCTCCAAACTTCTCTGGATCAATACCCGTATTCTCACCTATTAGCCAGACTCCGTTGTTGAGTCTGACGGCATTCTCGTAGAGTTGGGTCCACATCCTTTCGGAGAGACTTTGCAGATCGTGGGAAAAACGTACTGCTGGAATGGTCCATAGACCATATAAGGGCAAGGTACTCCAAAAAGGAATGATGGGAAACATCTTGAGCGGATAAGGGTTGTCCCCATCCTGAAGTATCCGACCTTCCGACTCCACCAGGAGACGACCATTTGGGTACTTCCACTCAAAATCCGCTGGGACAATTGCACCGTCTGGAAGCTGCTTGTCTTCGATACGGACGCGGGTATAGTCCTCACAGAAGCACCACCTCACACAGACTCGGTTGTCGTTAGGAAGCGTTCGACTATTGGGCATTCCAGGAACCATGGACATTGGACCAGGAGGCATCTGGAAGCCATATCCGCTGTCTCCGATAGAGGGGGATACGGAGCGTCCTGCGACTCGGGGCTTGAGTCCCACACTAGTGTCCGGCCATAGTTTTCGCACTCGTTCCAGGTACATGTAATCTTCGACAACAACATAGGACCAGTCCAGTTCGTAGGTAGTGAAGGGGTCGGGATGCCAGGAGTCGGGTGGACGCATCTTGGCCCACAGAGCACCTTTGCCATTCCTGGATTCCGGGTTGAAGCCTATCTGCATAGGTGCAGTACCTACGAAGAGCGACATGAGGATGGTGAACATGGAGTGGAAGTTGAGCTGGGCTCGGGCCCACTCCGATTGCAGACCTTTCTCACGGTCCTTGTCACGCTTGCCATCGTCTTCGTTGATGATGTAGGGGCGGGGCATGATCTCAGAGAGGTCGTTGGCCTCACGCATCATCAGGGTTTGCAGCTCCGGCACTTTGACTAAGGGCCGGTAAGAGGGCATTGGTCCGCCCATAGTGGTCAGGGCGTAGAACAGCTCCATCTGGTTCATCCAGTCGATGCCCAGGACCTGGTTACGCTTGTCGTCGGCCACCCTCACCCATTCGTCGATGTGACGGGCACGAGGGTCCAGGTCGGGAGCGGTCTTCTTGGTCGAGATGGTATAGATGGCCATCTATCTTGGGCATTCCATGGGCGTGTCATCCAGGGGCTCAATTACTATGTGGTTGCCGGAGTGGCCAGCGTCCTTGATGCAGGAACGCCTGACTTCGGTAATTTCGGGAAACTGAGAGAACGAATTGTCCGGCTGTCTGTATTCTAGGAAAATCTGTTCGTAGGGACACCATTCAACCTCTTTTACGGGGTCAATAATCATGCTACTTCCTCCTCTTCGGGAGCGTTGAGCCAGGAGTGGAAGCGGTCTTCCATGGTGGTCTTACCTTCGTCGCCCCCAACCTTTAAGTGTTCCTGAAGCTGTTCCACGCGGTCATCAAGTTCTCTAGCTGTGTACAGGCCTCCTTCGACGAGGAGGCGCTGGTTAGCACGAAGAGCAATGAGGAGACCTCGGATGGCTTGAGTGACAGATGAAGCGTAGGCAGCGTTGAATTCCCGTCCCAGCTGAGAATAGGTGTCCAGGGCTTGTTGTCGAAGATCATGCTGAGAGGTTATCTGTCCGGTATGGTGCGGAAGGGTGAGAGGCCAGCCAGGCGGCGTTGTTCCTGCTCGTCCTCTTCGGCTAGTTCCTTGAGTCTTGCCTCCCGTTCCTGCTCCTTGAGGTAGAGCTGGAGATTGTCCAGGGTATTCGATATGCGTGGTTGGGCCGCTGGTTGAGGCATCTGGGTTGGGACTGTAGGAATTGTCTGGGTGGCTGGTCGCTGAGGGGCGCGTTCTTGCAGCCATGCGGGTGCCTCCGGGACAACGTACATGTCGGTGTTGCGTGGAGCCAACTGTAACACTATCTCACGCATGTTGTTAGTGGGATAACGCAGGAGGACTTGGTCCTGGACCTTGAGGATGTCTGCGACGGAGATGTGCAGAGTGCCTCCAGCTTTCTTGACTAGGGCGCTGAGGAGGTTGGTGAGGTAGCGGTCCAGCGACATGCCGGAGACGTCGATGGGGAATGGGTACTTGGTCATATGCCTTCCAGGAGGCTCTTGTTCTTGGTGCGTTCACGGGACTTCCATAGGTTGAGTTTGGTTAAGTGGGCGGTGGAGGACCATCCCAGGATTCCCCAACTAGAAGTTTCCGGGGATTCGATCCAGTCAACTTTGGGCTTGGCATCTTCAACATAAGTCTGGGCAACTCTTGGTTGGCCTCCGTGAGGGAAGTGATGGTCGATGCAGGCTATCCAGCCCAGCATAGCGGCGAACAGGATGTCATCGTGACCTTTGGTGACGGTCCAGTTGAAGGCCATCTCGTTCTGGATGTTGACCATTTGCTGGACGGTCTCGATGTCCTTGGAGTGCATGATGCCCTGGCGCAGACTGGTGCGGTAGACGATGAGGAGACGCTTGCGGGAGTTGAGGGTGGTCTCCCAGCCAAGGGCCATGCGAGGTTTGCGGTCGGGACGGTCGTCCTTGGACATCCAGAGGTATTGCTGGGGGTAGTGGTAGCGGTCACGCAGTTCTTTCATGCAGGCCCATCCCCAGCCTCCGGTGAGTTCGATGTTAATGACCGCATTGTTGTAGCGTCGACCCAGGGCGTTGATGTAGAAGGCCAGGTGCTCAGGTCCAACTTTGGAAGAGTATCGAAAGGCTTGGTCTCCGGTCTCGGCATTCCATCCGACAGCGGCGGCAAAATCCCCATCAACATTGCCCTTAGCAGCATCCACTCCAACATAGTAATGGTCTCCTGGATTGGGTTCTTCCCAGATGAGTAGGTTGCCGGAGTTGGTCTGTTCAAAGGTGGCGGTGCCACGGTAGAGGTCGTTGGGATTGAGTTTGTCGGGGTTGACTCCGGTGAGGCGGATGCGGCCACGCCACTTAGGTTCCTCCACAGTCTTCATGGCCATCTGCATCTCTTCGCGGTCGAAGACTGGGTTGCCGCTGGAGAGGAAAGCTTCGCTTGGGTCGGCTGGATATTCCTGGGCCCACACACTGGGAGAGTCACCACACTTAGTTGCTTTAGTTTGTCTGTACCATGCTATTTGACCTTTGGTGACCTTGAATTCCTTCATCAACCACTTTTCGTAGTCGTCGGCAGGGGCGTCCTCGGCTAGTCGGTCTGGAAAGAAACTTGAGGCGTCTTCCCACCAGGGGAGGAAGATAGGCATGAAGTTGTTTTTACCAGCGACAGCATCGTTCCAGTAGTTGAAGTATGTTTCTCCAGGACCTTCAATACCGTTTGCCGTAGTTTCGATGACGACCATGTTGTCGGGATCTTCCGTCGAGACCGTGTTAATAAGCGCAACAAAACTCTGTTCTCCTGGATAGAAAGCTGCTTCGGTGAGATGAACACCATTAAGAGTGAGTCCTCGCCCTCCGATAACTGTTTTTGCAGTTGCTCGGCGCAGGCTGGAGACACCTCCACTGTGCGGGAAATAGAGTTCTCGTTGGGTATGCGCAGGAAGATGGAAAGGTAAGGCTTCGGCAAACAGGACTGCTTCATTGAATAGTTCCCTCGCAGTCTCGGCAAGTTGGGCGACAATCATGCCCTGGCAGTTCTTCTTCTGCAACTGCTGAGCTATCAACATCGCTCTGACAAAGGTGGAGATACCCAATCTACGGGCTTTCAGGAAAATTAGCCAGAGGGGATAGCCTTTCTCCCGGCGTTGGTAGAGGTGCTTCATGATCTTTTGCTGGGAAGTGTTGAAAGAGAAGCGGCGGTAGAGGCCGGTGTCCCGGTCCTTGATGGGCAGGCGGTGGCACAGTCTCTCGAAGTTATGAAGGTTCAGCATTCTTGGATGCTTCCTTGACTGCGGCTTCTAGGCGGGCTGGTTCGTCCCCTCTCTCGCCAGGGTGGTTGCGGGGATTCATGGCGGGAGTCATGCCACGGTCGCTTACGCCGTAAACTCCCTGGTCCCGTCTATTCATGAGGGCTACGCATTCGATGGAGCAGAAGTAGTGGTTGCGTACTAACATGGTAGTGGGATCTCGAAAGGGCCTGACTAGGGCCCATTGTTTGCGGTCCTTTTTGCGGCCACCGCAGAACTCACACCTGTCCCGGTCATTGTCGGCGGTGATGCGGGCATTCAGGGCGTAGCTGGCTAGTTCACAGTTCTTGCGCATTCTGGCAAGGAGTTGGAGGCCGTCTTCGATGGTGACACTCTTCCTGAAGTAGTCGGTGACCTCTTCTTCCGAACCTTTCTCGGCAGCCCACCTGGCTTGGATGGCATGAGTCTGCTGGCTGACTTCCCCTTCGATCACGACAGGGTCGGCACGTTTGGAGTTGCGGTGCTTGGCCAGGCCACCTCGGCGGCCAGCTTCAATGGCGTCTTGTTTGGTCCAGGTCATGTTGGACTCTCTCCTTGCCTCGGGGCAGGGTGATGTATTGGGCGGCGACGGCGTTGTAGTAGTCGCGGCAGACTACGCAGGCCACTACTACGTGGAAGGCATCCTCTTCCAGCACCTTCATCTCCTTGTTGCGGGGGATGTGGGAGGGGTGCTGGGGATTTTTACAGGAGAACTCAATCATGTCTCGTCCTTGGACATCAGATGGTCGGGCAGGATGAACTGGGTGTGGAGTTCGTCCTCGACCCCTTCCAGGAGTTGGGCCATGTCACGGTTGAACTCTGCCATCCTGTCCCACTCATCCTTGGTGAAGGGACCAATCTTCAGAGTGATGCCCCAGGACTTGTGAGTGTACTTGGGTTCCTGGGTCACACCAATCCTCCCAGGGCGATGGAGGCGTTGGCGGTCATTACTGCTTCGCGGACCAGGCGGATGGCTGCACTCTGGTCGGCACACTCGGGAGTGTTGTCAAGGATGACTACAGCAAATTCTCTGGCCTTCTCGCGGATGGCTTCGTAGTGAGGGATGAGGTCGGGGTTGTCGTGGTAAGTGAAGATAGCTTCCAGTTTGTCTTTCAGGGAGTGGGTCATTTGTGGGTTCCTTTCTGTTGAATGAGTTTGCCACAGCGCATGCACCATACGTTCTCGTCGAGGGCCGTCCAGGGGGGCCAGTGATGACCTGCCAGGATGCAGACCAGGCGTCTCCACCACATGGTTGGGAGGCCGGAGGTCAGCGCTTGGCTCCGAAGCGCCTAATCTGTTTCTCTCCCTGACAAACTGGACAAGTTCCGGTGGCGGGTCGTCCACCTTCCATGAGGGTCTGGACCTGTCCAGTGCCCGAGCAACGTTGGCACGGCTCGTCGAATCCAGCCA